TTTATGTTTCGTCGCTTAAGGTCTTAGAGATTGCCGAGTACAAACACGTGCTTGGCCGTAGCCGAAGTCACAATGCCAACTCTCATGGAAGCGGACGAGTCGACTCCCTGATTTGAGGCATAAGCCGCTAAAGTGCTTAATCCGTTAACCGTATCCCAGCCGACGGCCACGCCGTCCGCTAAGGTCGTTGATCCGGTAACTACGTTAGCTGATGTATGCAAACCTCTAACCCTGATCAAACCGATATCGCCGTTGGCGATCGCTTCCAGCGTGAAACCCTTGGGGAGTTTCATATTCGTGGAATCCAAATCGTCAACGTACCCGTTTTTATCGCGGGCTGGCGTGGTTCCTGTGGCGGCGCTGGAATCCGAAATCTTGGAAACAGCTACCGCGCAGAAGTCGCCGTTTTTCATGGCGGCGCCGGAATTATTTAATACTCTCTGGTCGATGGTGCCGTCCTCGTTGAAGATATATATCCCAGCGTTACGGCTGCCGATTGATGCTCCAGGCATGTTGGTAAACTCTCTATCCTCCGAGTTCTAACTTGGTTATTTAATTGCCCCTTAGGATGGCAAACCAATTCAATGCTTTGGTCGCCGAGGGGTCCGTGAATGTGGCGTCGATGGTGTTGGTAGTATAAATGCAATGCGCTCCGGCGGCATAGCTGCGTCCCTGGACGCTGGCAAATTCCACGTTCGAACCGCATGCAATACTGCCCCTGGTGTCGCCACTGGCAATCGCAGCAGTACCAAAGATGATATGCTTGTTGCCGAAAACCGTTTTGCCGGTCACTGTTGCTACTAAGGCCATATGTTTGTGTGGCTTAATGTGAGGTGGTTACGCCTTGTAACCACCTCACGGTTGATTAAAGTTAGGCAGTAATTCCTACCAAAGCGCCTGATCTTCGACATTGGGTATTAACCAAGTTCATATAAATCAGGATGTACGCTAATTGGCCGTCCTGGGAAGTCGGGACAACGAATGGGCTCATGGCAAATCCGCGCTTGTCGGTCGGATATTTTGGATGCTTCAAGGTGAAGATTCTTAAATACTTTTCGTTAAGCATCCACCATTTGCCGCTGGCGCAGTATTCGTCTGACAAGAGGTCGGTTTCGCGGTATTGCAATTTCTTACTGGAACCGTCCAAAGTCAAATGAGGTCCGGCAAATCTGACCTGGGCCTGTAAAAGCGCCTCGTAATAGGTCTTTACGGCCTTGGTCATGTAGTGCAGGGTTGGCTCGTCATTGCCTGAGCTTACGGCATCGGCCATAGTGGAAAGGTCGGACAGTTGCAAGCTGCCGATTGACGCAGTGTAGGATGACTTCCACCAGGTGTAAGTGCTCCTTAAAATGCCGGCGTAACTGTCGACGTTTGAAGAATCATCAACGGCTGCCAATAAGCCGTCAATGGCTTTGTTGGCGTTTTTCGTGCCTGATAACTGTAAGTCGGTTGCCAATTTGTCCATGATATCAACCATGGCTTCGTTGGTTTCCTGGGTGGCCAAATCAACCACCTGTTCGACGCCCGAGCCGTTTTCGGCCAGTTCGTCGTTCGATAGCGCGATCGGCTGGTGATACTTTTTCCAGTTCAGTTCGCCTCTTACCCTGGTTTGCTCCTGGGCTGAGTCCAAAACTTCCAAGCCGGAATAGGAACCGCCTTGGGTGTTGAATCGATATCTGATTGGGAAAGTAATTTTTGAACCGCCGGTCTTGCGGGTGCCCTTGTCGAGCAATCTGTTGAGTAAAGCGTGATCTAAGACCACGTTGTCCTCAACCTTGGGAATAACCAGCTCTCGGGTGACCGAGGTAAGCTGATTCCAATCTGAGAATGCCATTTTGGTAAACTCTCTGTCCTCCGTCTGTTATTTTTTCCAATTCTGGATTACTTTGCGTTTGACGTCCTCGAGGTCGTCTTTTTCGCCGACGCCGTAATCGTGGGCGGCGGCTTTACCGTGCCCGCCCCCGGCTAAGTTAGCGTCCTTTTTCTTTAGGAGCTTCTTAGTGGTGGTTTTCTGAGTTTCCCCTTTTATCTTTTTACGGTCCTGTATCCACAGGTAGGCTGTCTTTAAACTGGACAGTCCGTTCTTTTTGGCGAATTCCAACGCCTCTTTGGCATTAAATTCATCGCCGAATTCTTCCTCGCATTCCTCAATCATATCCTGGACCATTTGGTCCATTTTCTGCTGCTCGGATTGCCTTTCGGCGGCTGGCTTAATGCCGAACGTTTCGGCCACGACTTTGATCACGGTGTTGACCGCTTCCTCGTATTTCGGATCCTTTTTCGCTCCATCCGGCTTAACGCCCATTTGCGTCAATGCCGTCTGGACGAGAGCTGGGATCTTAGCTTCAAGCGCCCGGTACTTTTTGCGCCAGGCGTTGGCCTTGTGGAACGCGGCTTTGCTCGGATCGGGCTTTTTATCCTTATCATCTTTTTTGCCATTGTCGTCGCCTGCGTCATCATCCCCATCAGCGTCCTCGTCCTCTTCCTCGGTTTCATCCTTGGAATCGTCAGAGTCGCTTTCATCCTCCTCGTCCGATGCGGCGGAATCATCGGTGTCTTCATCCTCGGTAGTTTCGTCGGCGTCTTCGTCGACTTCCTCGTCCTCGGATCCGTCAGTGTTGTTTGGTGGCATAAAATCCTCTTTTAACCTTGCTTAATGGCCAAGGGGAGCCGTTGTTTAATTTTATTATAATCAAATATTTAAAAAAACACAAACAATACTCACGTTACGCTTTCATGTTCATGTTATGCATGGTCTTTTTGGCTTGTGTCATTATGCGCTTTTTTCGCTTGGCTTTTACCTTATCGCCGGCAAATTCTTTCGGCGTGTGCGTTTCGCCGGTTGCTAAATTCTTGGCTTCAACGACTTTACTGCCTTTGAAAGCCAGCCGTACTTTTTTACCTCCCTTGGTTGTCTTGACCCTGTAGCGGGCTCCTGGAATAGGCATAATTTTTTGGTTAATTGGTTAATAGGCGGCTGATATCGCCCTTAATTCAAAATAAATCACTCCGCATGTCTTGCACCTGATTACCACCACGCATTGGAGCTGGCCATGGGTATGTTGCAACAGGCCGCAATTGCCAAAACAGCATCTATCCAAATTAAGCGGATTGTGCGAGTTGATTGGTTGATGCTGGTGCTGGTACATTTTGTCCTTTTTGAGCTAATCTCGCGGTGTGGGCCTGAATATGCTCAGCCAAGGCCGCTGCCACAGCTTCATTCTGGTCGACTTCCGGCCTTTGTTGTAATTGGGCGTGAACCATTAGATGCTTGGCATCGTCATCTGTCGGATTAATCGCTGCCGGCTTGCCGGCCATTAAACTTTCGTTTTCCTTGTCAGCTAAAGACAATTCCGGATCTTGCTCCTCGGTACTTTCCGGCACTTCATCTGAAATCATGCCATTCATCCAGTTAAGCAGCCTTACTGCTTCGCGCTTAGGATCAGCGTATTTTAATCTTTCAAACATGGATTGGGGCGATAGCAGTTTCCTGGCTGCCAAATCAACGGCCAAAGTTTGGATCTGCTCCTCAGGGCGGGGCATCATCGAGCCCTCTTTAACCGTAACCGATAAGCCCTTGACGATATCCTCGCTGGTCAGCGCTTCCGGTTCCCTGTCCTCGTCACCGAACCTGCGCACCCAGTGCGGGCGATCATAGAACATTTTCATCATCTGCAGCCAGAACATCGCCAAATCCGAGATGCCGTTTTCCACGGCTCTGCTTAATTCCCTCACCGGCACTTGGCTGGCTGATTGCAACGCTTCTATGCCGCCTTTGGTTTTATTGCTTGGATTGAATTCGCCCCTGGCGCTTGCCTCCAGTCCAATAATGCGATCAATCATGCGCAATGAATTATCAAGGTTGGCTCCGACGACGTTGGAAATCTGCTGGGGGAATAGCCATTGGAAAGCCCTCGGATTATCACGCAATCCTTTAATTCTCACTACCAGATTTGATTTGGTAAAGTCCACTTTTTTCGCTTCCTGTTCGGTCATGGTTTCGGCATCGACGAACAATACTCCGTTCGAGCCGCGCGAATTATTATTGATCTGCCTTTTCTGCTCGTTAATGTCTTTTTGAATTGTATTGACGCGCTTGGTTACCGTCTGCGGATATGGGCTTTCGTCCTCAGGCAGATTGAACATAACCAGCGGTTTTCTCGGATTGTCAAAAATATTCGGGTTATCCTCGGGGAATTCATCGGACACGTCCCCTTGGTAGCCCTGGTAATCAAAATCGTATAACGGGTTCGCTCCTTTTTTAAGCACTATCCAGCCCGAGCCCTCAACCGAGCGCGCTCGGTAAATGCAAATCTCATCCTCGAAGTACATTTGCAGCATGCCGATTGATTGGCGGGAGCTTCCCGGCAATGGCTGGCCTGTAATCGTTCCCTGGTTTGTCAGATACCATTCCTCGCTTGAAGCGGTCTGATAAAGTATTTTACCCCAGTCCTCTGGGAAGTTCTGCCTGAACCACTTTTTATTTTTTGGAAAATCAACGAATACATACTCGGCATCGTCCGGATCCAGCGCTCCCGGGCTCATGGTAACGTACCGCTCCGGCACGTAGTCGGTTTCTATTTCGTCTTTTAAATAATCCCAGCGCGGCATTAAAAAGCCGACCTGGTTCTTGGCCAAGCTCCAATACAGCGGCCGCATTTTACGGCTCATCCTGATCTTATACTGCCACAAATAATCCGTGGCCTGCTCGATCAGCTTGGAGCTTTTCTGCGCGGCGTTGATTATTTTCTGGGTTGCCTTGGGATCGCCTTTGCTGTCCTCGTCTATTTCGGGCGTGGCCAAACAGACGATTTTCGGGTTCTGATCCCCGAGCATGCCTACTTGGGTCCTGTAATCAGCCCAGATAATCTGCAAATTCGTTCTGCTTTGGTGGTTGGGGATTGTTTTTAAATCACTTGATCCCTCGAGGATGATTTCGTTTTCCCTGAATTCCTCGAGCTTGGCCTTGAACGCGGCGTCGGCCTCGGCTTTGCGCGTATCCAGCTTGGAGTTGATGTCGGCGTCATCGTCCGTCACTTCCGGCTCGTTGATCACGACCTCATCCTCCTTGCCATCCTCGAGTTCCACTTTAATTTTTTTCTGTTTTATTTCCCAATGGATAAAATCATCTTTTTCGCCTTGAGATTTGGATTTTTGGAATAAGTTTGAAAATAGGCCCATAGTTTTTTTTAATCCTCATCTTCCCCCATTAATGTTTGATGGATTTTGCTTAATTCCTCCCGTACGTAGTCGGCGTGAGTTTTCGGGCGTTCTACTACCGAACTTCTGTCATCATCCGTTATCGGAGCCAACAGCCAGCCCAGCGCGTCAATGGCATGGTTATTCTTGTCCTCGGCTTCCTCGGGCAGATTCAAAGTCAATTCCTTGGCTGACGGTTTGCGCCACTTGTATTCTACCATTTCGGCAGGCAAAGCAACAAGGTTATGGAAAATAAAAAGGTGCGGCGATCCCGGCTGGCCGGTGCGCGGATGTTTGTGGTTGGGGTCGCGCTTGAGCCACTTGTGAATCGCTTCTCGCTTCAGGTTGTCGGAAACCGTGCCAGGCACCGTCATAACGCCCAAACCCTCGTTAAATTCCTTTTGAATGTTCCTGCCTGATGAGCCCCGCCTGTTTTTGGTCATCGGGTCCAAATAAGTGATCTCATACTTTTCCCCCTCGCTCCATGCCACGATAACCGGCGCCGTATCTGCTACAATGCCCGGCTGGTAGAATTCCCGATAAATAAAACAGTCAATCTCGCCGTCGTATTTGTTTTTAATGAAACTTCCCCACAAGCAGGCGGTCGGATTTACTTCGCCGTAGTCGATTGTCCTTTGCTTGGCGCCCTCCAGCACTTCGTCGAATGGCGCAATTAAGAGGATGTCCGGATCGTACTCTTTAAAAATCTGCCTTTCAAAAACACTCCAAGAGCCCTTAAGATAGCGGTTAACCCATTCAATCGGAAAGTTCTTAAATCTGTCAATATAGTTTTCCGGCAAGTGGGGATTTTCATTCGGCAGTGCCGGGATAAAAACGTGATTTTCCAGTTTGGCGTCAACGAATTGCTCCTTAACCCAGCCCGGTTCAGGGTTCGATGCTAACAGTCCAAAGTAGGGAAAATGGTGGCCATTCAAATCCTTGCGCCTTAGTCGGGTGCAAAGCATCAGGAAAATATCCAAACTCACCTCGGTTGCTTCGTCTATCGCGAACCAGCCCAGGTTCATTGATTTGATTTTGTCGATGTTATCATTGTCAGCCGAAGTGAATAAAATCCTGCTGCCGTTTTTCAGCGTGTATAATTGCTCGGCTTTGTTGTAGCTTTGTTTCAATTTCAGCCGGTCGCCCACTAAAACTTCGTCTTGGAAAGTCAGCAGGGTAGTGGCTTTTACTTCCGGCAATGTCTGACGCAGTATCACGCCGAAATTGCCTGGGAATTCCAAACTTAACTGCAAGCCCTCCTCGCAGATAGCTCGTGACTTGCCTCCGCCCATGGCTCCTCCGTACAGTTTGAACATTTCCGGCGCGGCATGGAATTGCGCCTGCTTGGCCGTGGGTGTGTAATATTTAGCCGTGTCTATGGTTAGGATTTCGTCGTTTATTGCTCTGTCCCCTCCTCCGCCTCAATGGCTATTGCTTCAATGAATTTCGGCGGTTCCAAGCCCGGGGGGCGGGGGATAGTGTTGTTCACAACTTGGATCTGTCCTGAAAACTGATGCTGGTGCTTAATGCCGAATTCATCGGCCCGTTTTGCCTGCATGTATTTCCAGGCAATATCCTTGTCATCCAGGTTGTTGATTATGGTCTGGCGAGCCCGTAAAATAGGGGTTTCTTTGAGTTCGCGCTTTTTGTGAAGAAATTCGGGGTGCTTTTTTTGGTAGTCATACAGCACTCTTGGGCTAATATCCGCGTAAAGACAGGCCTCAGCGTCTGTCGCGCCTATGGCAAATGCCTGGCACAATTTAAGCAGAACCGGCTCAGTCATATGGGTTGGTCTGCCGACATCCTTATAAACCGCTTCTTTTATTCGTTTTTTTTTTAGTTTCTTAGTCATTATTCTTTTAGTTTTATCGCTTTCGCCCCTGCGAATTTTTCCCACCGATCAACAATAACATCGACGTATCTCCCGTCTAATTCCATCATAAATCCGTTACGGTTGGTTTTTTCAGCTGCGATCAAAGTCGAACCTGATCCGGCGAACAAATCCAGCACGCTGTCATTCTGCAAGCTGGAATTAAACAACGCGCGCATAATGAGCTCCACCGGCTTTTGGGTCGGGTGCTTGTAAAACATTTCCCGGCCAAACCGCCAAACTGTTGATTTGCCGTCTTCTTCAACCTTGATTAGTTTTTTAAAATACTCGAGTAACTGCTTATCCGATTTCTGTTCCCGCCATTCGGTGTATTGGCTCCTATCGCCGTAATAGGCCACGCTCTCTTTGTTTTTGCCGCAGTAGAGGATTGGCTCATGCTTCCAGCGGTAATCGCCCCAGCCCATACTGGCAACGACCTTAACCCAGATGATTTGGTTCTTAACGTGGAAATTCGCTTGTTCCAGCGCGTCTTCAAACTCCCTATGCGTCCTTGAGGAGTGGCAGGAATAAAGTGCGCCTTTGGGCTTTAAAAACCGATAGCAATTCTTGAAGCTGGCAGTCAAAAAAGCCCTGAATTTCTGTTCGTCCAGGTTGTCGTTTTGTATTTTGTTGCGTGTATTCTTGCCTCGCCCGCTGTAGTCCGCGTTGTATGGCGGATCCGTAAATATCAGGTGCGCCTTGCCCCCCCCCATAAGGCGGGCGACATCGGCTTCAATCGTGGCATCCCCGCACATAACCCGATGGTTGCCGCATTGATAAATATCCCCGTGCTTGGTTTTGGTGCTTGCAGGCAAGTCCGGCGCTTCATCATCCTCGTCGCCGGTCTTGATTATCAAATCCTCGCTGAAGCCGGTTAGGTTGATGTCAGCGCCCATTTCTTTCAAATCCAATAATTCCATTTTAACCATAGGCATATCCCAGTCCGATTCGTTTAGCTTGTTGTCGTTTAAGCGCCTGATTTTAACTTCGGCCTCGTTTAAGTCGTCCCTGTAAACAACTGGCACAAAGTTTTCGCCTTTGCGCGCGACTGTCTTGTCGAACCGCAGTTCGGTCCAACCTAATAGCTTCATTGCTAAATATCTGCCGTGTCCGATAATGATTTCGTTGTTTGAATTTAAAACAATCGATTGATCCACGCCTAACTTTTCCATACTGTCGGCGATGAGTTTGATTTGTTCGGGCGGGTGCTTCTTTTGGTTGCGTTCGTACGGCCGCACGTCATCGATGTGCATTTTAACTTTGGCTTTGGGTTTGTTCATTTTGTTGGTTGTTAATGCTTTCCAACTTATCTTTAACCACTTGTTCCAGTTGGTAATACTTAATTTTCCATTGGCCTGTTTTCTGCCGGCATTGGTCTATGGCTTCTCCGGCTTCCTCTACCAAGCCCTGCAAGACGCGCGTTTGGTTGTCAAAGCGCGATACTTCCGCCGGCCTCATGCATTCAAGTGATTTTAAGGCGTGCCTGTTGCCGGCTAAAAATATCAGATGGCCTGATAAATATAAAATAACGGCAATGCCGAAATAAATCATCCTCTTAGCGCTTGTTGGCATATTTGCGTCTGTATTCGCCGAACGTCATTTTCCGGCCTTTATAAATAACCATATTGCTGTCTATCTCGCCCTTAGCCACGCAACGCTTGTCGCCGGCAGTATTATAGACCCTGATGCCGTTTTCAAAAACAACTTTATCCTTACTTTGGTAAATAGGTCTTGGAGCCGATGCGTCCGGCTTATGCGGGTGGAGCTGGCGGATTTTCTCGTCTATTTGGGGCTCAATAAACTTTTTCAAATCCTCGCGCTGTTTTTCCGCCAATGTTTTACCGATTATAATATTTGCCATATTTATTCGTTTTCAATATCTAAAACCTCGTCCAGCACTTCATTGGCTGTTGCCTGTTCCTCGGCGGTCTGATTGGCAATAGGATCCACTTCAACGATACTTGAGCCGGAGTGCCTCGCCCTTATTGCTTCCAAGGCGCCGTTAACCATGCCCGGGATTGATTCGTTAAATCCTACTTTTCCGGCTCGCTCGTTCCTGCCGTCACGCAAACCGTTCTTATACGCAAAAACACCCGCGAACCCTACGAGCAGGGCAGCGGTTATAATTCCTCCCAAATACCAGATTAAATTGATTGCCTCCATGAGCTTATTGATTCATTTTTAGTTTAGTGCCTCTCGCAGTGCTTGTCAAATACCCCTTATTTTAGAGGGAAAATCCGTTTTGTTGCACCGGTGCAACTTTTAGTAGGAGTGGATAACTTGGGAATAAACCCCGATTTTATTGGGTTTTAAGGGATTTGACTTGACTTCACAAGTTTGCTAAACTAAACTCATAATCAAACAGGACATTAAGGCCAGCTCCGGGTCAGTCACCCGGGGTAAACTAATAAAAAAACAATCATATGTCCATCCAATATTTCGTGAAGCACGTTTACGGCAATGCCCTTATGTATATTGCCGATCCGGATCTTGCCAGTAAGGTCCAAAGATTAACTGGCGAAAAAAGTTTAACTGAAAGGTCGAAGTCATCCCTCGAAGCCCTGGGCTTTAATTT